TCTAGTAATATCTTCACTGGAGATGCAGTTGAGTTACACTCAGACGGTACTGTTACCGTAGGAGCTGCAGCAGCAACTAATTTAATTGGCGTATTCAATGGATGTTTTTACACTGACTCTACAGGTAAACCGACATACTCAAAATATTGGCCTGCAAGCACTGTTGCAAGTGATGCAGTAGCCTTTGTTATTGATGACCCAAACGTACTTTTTGAAGTACAAGAAGACAGCACTAATATCGGAGCTTCATGGCCTGATAATAGAGGATCAAATGCTGACTTAGTATCAACACACGCAGGTAGCACAGCTATTGGAAGATCTAAACAAGAGTTAGACTCCAGTTCAATTGCTGCCTCTGCAGCACAATTTAGAATAGTGGATGTTGTTTCTGATGAATACAACAACGACACAGCTAGTGCTAACGGGAACTATCTCGTTAGAATTAACGAAGGTCTTCACTACGCTAATACTGCTGGTATTTAATAGGAAGGACTAAAAAATGGCTATATCTAGAAGTCAACTCGTAAAAGAGTTAGAACCTGGTCTTAATGCCCTGTTTGGTCTTGAATATGCAAGATACGAGCAGGAGTGGTCAGAAATTTTTGACACAGAAACTTCAGACAGAGCGTTTGAAGAAGAAGTAGAACTTTCTGGCTTCGGTAGTGCACCAGTAAAAGCTGAAGGAGCAAGCGTACAATTTGACGATGCTACAGAAGCTTTCACTAGTCGTTACTCACACGAAACAATTGCTTTAGCATTTGCTATTACTGAGGAAGCAGTAGAGGACAACCTTTACGACAGCCTAAGTTCTAGATACACAAAGGCTTTAGCACGTTCAATGGCTAACGCTAAAGAAATCAAAGGCGCAAATGTTCTTAATAGAGCATTTAACTCTTCCTTCACAGGTGGAGACGGTGTTGAATTATGTTCAGATGCACACTTAACAGTGGGCGGTGGCAATTATGCCAACGAACTAGCAACATCTGCTGACCTCAATGAAACTTCTTTAGAGCAATCATTAATTGACATTGCTAATTTCATTGACAATCGTGGTCTAAAAATCGCTGTAAAGGCAACAAAGATGATCATTCCTGTTAATCTTCAGTTCGTAGCTGAAAGATTAATGAAGAGTCAGTTAAGAACTGCAACTTCAGATAATGACATTAACGCTATCGGTAACATGGGCATGATCCCTGGCGGATACGTTATCAACCATTATCTAACAGATACAGATGCATTCTTTATTAAAACTGATGCACCTAATGGTCTAAAGCACTTTAATCGTGCGCCTATCAAAACTTCTATGGAAGGCGATTTTGATACAGGTAACGTAAGATACAAAGCTAGAGAGAGATATTCATTTGGATTCTCTGATCCTAGAGGTATCTTTGGCTCACCAGGAGCGTAATAAATAAAAACAAAGAATGGGGGTATATCCCCCATTCTTCTTATTGCAAATTTTTTCTAAAACTGTATACATAAATATAACAACTACATAGACTGCTTATGCAGACGATATAGAGACTATGTAGTAAGGTCTATATAACCAAGGAGGTTTAAAATGGCTAACTCAACATTTAGCGGTCCAATAAGATCAGAGGGTGGTTTTAACGTAATAAATAAAGCTACTGATACTGGTGCCGTAACAGAAACAGGTTTTTCTGTAAATTCTACTGGTCAACTAGTTTCAATGGGAACTAGAAAAATACAATCATTTGTGGGTACATTAGCTAGCACAAACGCAGCATCAACAGCATATGCTGATGGTGATGTTCTTGTAGAGTTAGGTGCATTGAATACAGACGCACCAGATGGCTTAGTAACACCTAGCAAATTTTTTATTCACAGAGCATTAATTGGTATTACAACTGCGGCAGGAGAAACTCTTGCTGGTGG